AAGAGTAATGGATTATTATAACTGGTGCCAAGAACTAGAACGTAGGTATGACACAATGCCGACATGGTATTGGTCCCCTACAGTCAGACGAAATACTTATGAAACAGAAGTGAAAATGCAGAAGGAATTATTCGGTGCTAAGAATCTTAAAAGCAATACTAAGTGATGACTTGTCACTTCTCTTGATACAGATTTTAATGTTTATATTCTTTGTGAGGTTGATCTAATGAGATGTAAAATATGTGACGCGGTTCTCAGTTCGACAGAGTTAAAACGTCTGGACGTAGACGGAACCCACCTTGACATCTGCAATAGGTGTGTTGGAAACATATACGAAACGACAGAGGAGTATGATTTTATCAACGATGTAAATTTAGTTGTTGACAACGAGGACGAACCCCTGTAATATACTTAGGAAGGCTTAGGGATATGATTAATTATTCTTAATGATTATATTCTTAAGACTTCCTAAGAAATCTGGGACGGTCCCATAAAATGAAATGAGAAAGGAGTTGTTATGTCTTCCAAGAACTTTCGACGGAAGGAACCTAAGAAAAGAAATCCTGTGAAACGTGAGATGGATAAGGGTTACAGTCAGAAAACATTTCGCAGTCTTAGGAATGACCTGTCTGTCGAAGCAGTAGAACAAGAACTTAAGGAATATCTGAACGGAGAACATGATGGATAAAGTATGGATTGTCTTTTGCCACGACGGGTATGATGTCTCCAAGGTGTCTAAAGTTTTTTCAAACGAGGAAGACGCTGTTATCTGGAGGGACTTTGCCACTAAGTTAGGGGATGACAGATGGAATGGATGGTACATGAAGGAGTTCGATGTAGAATAACAGTTGACATGCAAGATAATCTTTTGTATAATATTCAGGTAAACAGATAGGAGATCAACATGAATCAGGTTCAACAAATCTACCGCCACCTCGAAACAGGCAAGTCCATTAGCGGATACGAAGCCCGCGACCTTTACCGGATTGCTAGTCTTCCCCGCAGGATCAACGACCTTGAAGAGCAAGGTTTTAAGATCGAACGTTCAAGACGTACTGACCCTACTGGTCGCCGTTACGTTCGTTACTCTCTCTCTAAATAAGGAGCATAAGCTATGATTACCGAAGGCATTGTTGCGTTTTCAAATCTCGAAGAGACTGAACTGTACAACGGACAGGATACTGGTAAGTATTCTATCACCCTGACGCTGGACCCTGACGAAGCAGCCAAGCTGGCAAGCGAGGGTATCAAGCTGAAGGAGTACAAGAACCAGCCGCAGCGTAAGTTCGTCACCAAGTTCTCAGGGTTCCCTGTCCTCGACTCGGAGGGAGAGACTACTGCGAAGTACATTCCCTACGGTTCCAAGGTCAAGGTTATGTGGGACCCCGGCAAGCCTCACCCGCAGCATGGTGTCGCGCCATACTTCAAGAAGATCAAGGTTCTTGAGATGGCACAGATGGATGGTGGAGTAGACGAAGAGGATTTCTAATGCTTGAGCAGTCAGTGTTTGTATCCAAGGCATCTTGTCCCGCTTGCAGAGCAGCCGGTGGTGACAAGAAGGGAGACAACCTAGCGGTCTACAGCGACGGCCACGGGTATTGCTTCAAGTGTGGATATACACGGGCGGGAGGGGCTTCGGCTCCCCCCGCTCCCCTCTCTCAATACAAATCGAAAAGGAAAGTAGAAATGACCGGACTCTCAGGCCCACTTAAGGACCGTGGTATTTCTCAGAAGATTGTAGAAAAGTTTGGAGTTACTCTTGAGCATGACAAGGACGGGCGTGTAACCCGTCATCATTATCCTTATCGCTTGCAGTCGTCGGGCGATGTAGTGGGAACCAAGGTTCGCAGGTGCGAGACGAAAGACTTCTATTCCACAGGCACCTTGGAAGCCACAGGACTATTCGGACAAAGCATCTGGTCTGAAGGTGGCAGGTTTGTCACCATCACAGAGGGAGAGATCGATGCCATGGCTGTTGCTGAGATGTTCGACGGGAAGTACCCTGTCGTCAGCATCAAGCGAGGAGCAGCAGCGGCAGCTAAGGACATCAAGGAATCCCTTCCGTGGCTGGAGACTTTCGATAAAGTTGTTATCTGTTTTGATAACGATCCTGCAGGGCAGAAGGCATCCGAAGAAGCCATGACTTTGTTCTCTCCGGGTAAGGCAAAGGTAGTCACACTGCCTATGAAAGATGCCGGTGAGATGCTGGCTGCAGGTAAGGTACAGCAGTTCGTCAAGGCATGGTGGGATGCGAAAGCATACAAGCCAGCAGGAGTTGTGTCTCTATCTGACGAAGCTTGTTGGGATGCGTTTGTGAACAGAGGCAAGGCGGAGATTATCCCCTTCCCTTCCTCGTTTGGTACACTCAATCGCATGATGAACGGTGGCATGGGGGCAGGGGAGGTGACTGTTATTGGAGCCTTAACATCTGTAGGTAAGACCACATTCGTAACCAACTTGTTGTACGGTTTGTACAATGAAACCACCCGCAGGATAGGGGCTGTCTTCCTTGAGTCCTCCATTGGAGAGACGACCGAGAACGTCGTCAGTGTCGTCGGCGGTGTGAACATCAAGATGATACAGGAGGAAGACAGGGACTACACCAAGTACCGTGGCTTCTATGATGAGGTCAAAGAGTCTGACCGTATACACATCGATGACCATGCCGGATCGTCTGACATCGAAGACCTGTTCGCTCGTATGCGTTACCTGATCAAAGGTCTGGACTGTGAGGTTATCATCCTTGATCCTCTACAGGCAGCAGTACAGTCGAATGAGAATGGCATGATAGACTCGTTCATGGATGGCTGCTTGAAGCTTGCCAAGGAAACCAACGCAGCTATCATCATCGTATCCCATCTCAGGAAACCTGCAGTCAAAGACCCTCACGATGTCAGTGAGTACGACATGAAAGGATCAGGGTCTATCAATCAGATTGCATTTAATACCATCCTCCTGAGCCGCGACAAGCTGTCTGAGGATGACTATGAACGTAACTGTACCAAGGTCCAGCTTGTTAAATGCCGACGCACAGGACGCACAGGACACGCTGGCTGGCTGTACTTCGACACAGACACAGGGCGTATGGTTGCCGGTGCTGCGCCTGAGATTCAGGGAGTAGCTGATGAAGAATTCTGATGTTGGAAGATTGAATCGATCATTGTATGTCAAGAGCAGGACAAACTATTCATGCGAGGTATGCAATCAACACTATCCTGAAGAGGTGCTGGAGTTTCATCATCGAAATCCCAAGACAAAACAGTTCGGACTCAAGGCATCCAAGTGGAGGTCGAACAGGTTGAACCAAGAAGTTCTTGACGAAGCTGCTAAGTGTGCTATACTATGTAGTAACTGCCATAGACTTGAACACGTTGCTTTAAAAAACGGTGAGACATTGATAGATGACACAGAAGCTTATACTAGATATCGAAACCACCGCTTTCCCCGTCAAGAACATCTGGATGATTGGGACAATGAGTTTGGATTCTGGATACAAGAAGAACTTTTTAAATCCAGCGGTTGAGAGAGAAGAAATACAGGAGTATATCAATGGGTTTGACATTATTATTGGTCACAATATTACAAATTTTGATCAACCAGTTTTAGAAAAACACCTTGGTATTTCTTTTGATAGCGTGGAGATTGAGGATACTCTTGTTATGTCGAGGCTGTACGATCCACAATTAGACGGGGGTCACTCGCTACGTGCATGGGGAGAGAGGCTGAAGTTTCCAAAGTCTGAGCATGATGATTGGACTAGGCTCTCAGAAGAGATGATTAAGTACTGCACGATAGACGTTGAAGTTACTGCTAAGTTATATACCAAGCTTACTGAACTGCTCAGTAAGTTTCCCGGAGAGTCTGTAGAACTGGAGCATAAAGTTCAGCAGATTATCTCTAAACAAGAACGAACTGGTTGGTTGCTTGATATGAAGAAAGCTTTTGACATACAAGCGCAACTAAAACAAAGGAGTATTGAAGTTGAAAAAGAAGTGCATAAAAGGTTTACGCCGCTGCCTGTATTTGTCAGGGAGGTCACTCCTAAAATTAAAAAAGATAACACCCTTAGCAGTGTTGGTCTTAGGTTTCTTGGTGATGATTACAGTAGCATCGCTGGTCCGTTTTCTAGGGTAGACTGGCCTGAGTTTAATCTAGGTTCGAGACAACAGATCGGAAGACATCTTAAGTTCTACGGATGGAAGCCAAAGAACTTTACTGAGAAGGGTCAGCCGATAGTAGACGAAGGAATTTTATCCAAGGTTGATATACCCGAAGCCAAACTAATAGCTGAGTATCTTATGTTGCAGAAGAGATCAGCGCAAGTTCAGTCTTGGATAGAAGCGGTGGAGGAAGACGGCAGGGTACACGGTAGGGTCAATCCTATCGGTGCAGTAACGGGACGCATGACCCATAGCAGCCCTAATATGGCACAAGTCCCTGCCTCTTACTCCCCGTATGGCACTGAATGTCGTCAGTGCTGGACAGTACCAAAAGGTTACAAGCTTGTAGGCATAGACGCGGCAGGTCTGGAGCTTAGAATGTTAGCCCATTACATGAACGATGAGGAGTACACACATGAAGTCACGCACGGAGACGTACATACAGCAAACCAGAAAGCTGCTGGCCTTTCAACAAGAGACAACGCTAAAACTTTTATCTATGCTTTCCTCTACGGCGCAGGAGATGCCAAGATCGGAAGCGTTGTCGGCGGTTCTAAACGAGACGGAGCAAAACTTAAAGAAAAGTTTCTCACTAACACACCATCTCTTCGAACTCTACGGGAACGAGTCCTACGGGCGGCCAAGCGGGGCCACCTCAGAGGACTCGACGGCAGACGCCTGATAGTACGAAGCGAACATGCTGCTTTGAATACACTTTTACAGTCAGCCGGTGCAGTTATTATGAAGAAAGCATTGACAATCTTAGATGAGTATGCTATCATACATAGTATGGACTACAGATTTGTAGGAAATATACATGATGAGTTTCAGGTAGAAGTTAAGGAAGCTCATGCAGAAAAGTTTGGATGGTTGGCAGTAGAGTGTATCAAAGCGGCTGGTACTCGGATGGAACTCAAGTGTCCTTTGGACGGTGAGTACAAAGTCGGAGACAACTGGGCATCAACTCATTAATCTGGGACCGTCCCATAAAACAGGAGATACCTATGTCAGCTAGAGAGCTAAGACGATTACAGTTTGATACTCTAGGGTTGAGTTATGTAGAAATGAAAAACAATTTCATAGTGGAAGACGCGGTTAGGATTGCTCCGATAAAAAACAGATGGTGTTTTGTTACAAGAGAACACGAGTGGTTTGGGTTTGATGACCTCAAAGATTTGTTAAACGTAATAAAGACAGGAGATTAAAATGGATAAGACAATCGACACCTTAGTAGAAGATGTCTACAAACTAATGAAGGATCGCAACTCTGATAAGAGTGTCGATGTCGAAACCGAGATTGATAAGTTCGGTGAAGCTATGAAAGACATCATGCGTAAGGAGTTCCTACCTAGCACAGGCGCACGACAGAGCAGCAAGCTTCGTCTCTCTGCGGTAGGTAAGAACGATCTAGTTCAGTGGTATTCATACAACGGATATCGCGGCGAGAAGATCAAACCATATACCCTTATCAAGTTTATGTACGGACACATGGTAGAGGAGATGCTCCTGCTTTTCGTAAGGCTCTCAGGCCATGAGGTTACTGATGAACAGAAGCAGGTTAAGGTGGCAGGTGTTACCGGACACATGGACTGTAAGATCGATGGTCTTGTAACGGACGTTAAGTCTACCACCAAGTTTGGCCTGATGAAATTCAAAGACAGGTCGCTTGCAAAGCACGATGACTTTGGATACGTGGATCAGATCAAAGCCTACGCACATGCAGAGGGAGATCGTAAGTGGGCATGGCTTGCAATGGACAGAGACAGCGGCAAGCTTGCAGTCCTACAGTACGACCTTGATAACACTGACGACCCAATGCATGAGTTCTTCTCAGGTGACATTGAAGAAAGGATTGAGCATGTAAAAAAGTCCGTCAAGCAGGAAGACCGACCATCAAGATGTTACTCTCCAGTGGAGGATGGGAAGTCAGGAAATTTAAAACTCTCTACTACCTGCTCATACTGCCAGTTCAAGAGACATTGCTATCCAGAAGTGCGGGCTTTTGCTACAGGCTCTGGACCAAAGTTCTTAACAACTACCGTAAAAGTTCCTAAGAATCGTAAGGGATATCCCTATCCCGAAATAAACCTAGACAATGAGGAGAACAACTATGATTGAATTTAAAGTAGTCAACACACCGCGACATGATCGTTTTGAAACNNAAAGATTACTGTAAGTATGAACCTGAGAAAATCCCCTACGTAGTTCACCGGAATTATATACCTGATTTTGTAGGTCGTAATGACAAGAACAGGATTGATATTCTAGTGGAAGCTAAAGGTTTCTTTAGGGTAGGGGATACTCAGAAGTATAAAGCCATTAGGGACAGTCTCCCCAAAAAGAAACAGCTAGTGT